ACATACATGAGCACGATCTTAAGCGAAAATGAAAAACTCGAAAAAAAAGAAAAAGTACTCATTGAAACCATTCAGATTTTAGAAGATGAGATTATTGCTTTGCGAGCCGAAAACAAAACCAACGAAGAAAAAATTGAGCAATTAGAAGATGTTTACAAAAACTTTTGCATGAATTTTGATACATTGATTAATGGGGGGAAAAATGAGCATTAGATTTTCAGGGAGCGGAATGATCGCTAGACACGATGCGATGGAAAAAACAGAAGAAGAAATTAAACAAGAGTTGACAGATGTGGTCGGTGAATCAGAAGAGTTTGACCCTTGTTTTGGAAGTGAGGAGTATGTATGAGCAATTCTAAATGGCTAAAAGAATACACAGATGAAGAGACAAGGAAAGTCGCTTTTACTCCTACATCAGAGGAAATTATTAAAGAAATTGCTGGAAAAATAGAAGGTGAGTTTATTAAAGTTAGAAAGCCGCAGAAAAGAGTTGCTAAATGAAAAAAGGCGATCAACTAACAATCGACACAAAATATCATGTAAACGGATTAACAACCGATGAACAATTTCACCAAAAACTACGACAAAACGGAATTAACGAAATAGTCAAAAAAGGGTACTATAAAAATGGAACAGAAAGAGCCTAAACTAACCCCTAAACAATCAGCTTTTGTTGATGCTTATTGCTCTAATGGTGGGAATGCTACACAAGCGTGCATTACAGCAGGATATAGCGTAAAAACAGCTCAAGAGATGGGCGCACAAAACTTATCAAAACTTATTATCAAAAATGCAATTCAGTTGCGTCAAAAACCTATATCGGAAAAATTCAAAGTCACAAGAGAATACCTAGTCGAAAAACTAAATAATGTCATTGTGGACGATATGAAAGATTCAGTTTACATCAAAGCGATTGAAGTACTCGCAAAGATGACTGGGCTCAATGAACCTGAAAAAATCGAGTTAAGCGGTGGCATTGAACAAAAGATAAAAGTGAGTGTGAATTTTAAATAATGGAAATAAAACTTGATGTGATTAGCGATAAATTACAAGGCTTATGGCAACCCCATAGGCTTAAAATCATTTATGGTGGTCGAGGTTCGGGCAAATCTATGGCGGTTGCTGAGTTCCTTGTTATATCGGCTTTAAGTGGATTTGAGCGCATTCTGTGTGCAAGGGAAATACAGAAATCAATCAAAGAATCAAGTAAACGACTTTTAGAAGAAACTGCTGAAAGATTAGGTGTGTCAAATTTCTTTGTATTTCAAGAGCAATCTATTTTTTGCCCGATGACAAAGAGCGAATTTATTTTCGAGGGTTTACATAGAAATATCACTAAAATCAAGTCGATGCAAGGTATTACAAAGTGTTGGGTCGAAGAAGCTGAAACAACTTCAAGCGATTCAATTCAAACGCTATTCCCTACAATTCGGGCTAAAAATTCGGAGATTATTCTCACTTATAACCCTCGATTTAATTCAGATCCAGTTCACGAAATAGCGATGAATCCACCCTCTTTTGCGTGGGTTCAAATGCTTAATTTTGATGATAACCCATATTTCCCCGAAGAATTAGAGCAAGAGCGTTTAGAATGTTTAAGAATCAATCCACAGAACTATGCGTGGGTGTGGGAGGGTCAAGTAGATGCGCTTATTACTCATGATTCTGTTATGTTATCAACATGGCTTGAAGATGCAAGAAACAGAGATGAATTTGTTGATAAATCCCCAAAAGTTTTAGGTGTGGATGTGTCTAGATTTGGTGACGATAAATCATGCGCTCACTTCAAATCAAACAACTATTTGCGAATGGTAGCAAGCAAAGACAAAGGCGATACAGATGATATGGCTGATTGGGTCGAGTCTATTTATATTGAATATGCCCCCGATGTAATTGTTATTGATGGAACTGGCATGGCGGGCGTCTTTGATCGTGTGAATAGACGATTAGGCTCAAAGATAAAAGTGATTGAATACAATGGCGCACAATCCCCACAAAACTACTATTATGCCAATTCAAGGGCTGAGTGCTGGGGGATTATGGCTGAGTCTATTCGTGACTTTATCCGCATTGATTCGGGTAAAAATGCGAACTATTGGAACGATGCGATACAAATAAAATATAAATTTGCCAAAGGTTCAAATAGAAAACTATTGATGTCTAAAGACGATATCAAGGAAATATTAAAACATTCCCCCGATGAACTCGATTCGGCATCATTATGTTTTCACCCTTTGATACCTAAAGAGATAACCAAAAAAATAAACATTTATGACTACATGGAGGCATAATGATTGATTTAAATAAAGAGTATGAAGAAGAGGACAACCTACTTGAAGTAGGGCAAGAAGTAGTAGAAAGCGAAGAGATTGAGGAGCTGAACGCAAATAAACTCAATCACAGTGAAGAAGTGCAAAAACTGAACACTCTTGTGAATGAAGCAAGCTCATTTTACTCAAACCAAAACAAACAAACGATAGACAATATTAGATTCGTTTCAGGTGGCATTGACCAATGGAATGAGCGTGAATATGCTGATCGTGTGCATAATGGTCGTCCAATCGTCACAAAGAATATTACGAAATCATACATTGATTTTATCGTGAATCCTTTACGAATCAATGGACTTTCTTTCAATGTTAATTTAGAAGATGAAGAACTCGAGGCATTTGTGAATGGCTTTATTGGTGGCATTGCTCTTGATTCTCATGCGAGCGAAGTTTATACTACAGCATTGACTCAGGCGGTTAGTGGTGGATATTCATTCGTTAAATTGGATGTGGAGAAGAAACGCACTAGAGGAACGAAAAAGGAATATTTTTGTTTAAAAATCAAGGGCATTGCAGACCCTACAGAAATCCTTTTTGACCCTCGAAGCGTTTATGGCGAAGAACCAAAATATGCAATCCATAATGGTGTTATGGATCAAAAAAAAGCCATTGAAGAGTTTGGAGAAGATGCGACTGGAAATATTAACCAAAGAGAATATCTAAGCTCAACAACAATTGCACAAACTCCAACAGTTTCAGATATAATTTTATATGAAATTGTAGAGGTAAAAGGCGAAGAGTATTGTGATATTAAGCGGTTTGTCGGTCGAAAAGTGGTTGAACATATTCGCTTACCAATTGACGATATTCCAATCAAGCGAGTAGTAGGTGAATACGCACACACTTCAAATGATATATTTTATCAAGGCATTGTGGATCGTGTAAAAGACACTCAGCAAAACATGAATATTGTCGCATCAAATACTCAAGAGATGGTCAAAAGTGCCCCTATTCAGCCTTTAATGATCGCGGAGGGGCAAGTAGAGGGGTTTACTTCTTTATATCAACAACTCAACAAAAAGCGTCTCGCATACTTGCCTTATAAACCTATGTCTTTAGGTGGCTCACAAGTGCCCCCTCCTTTTCGTTTGGACAATTCTGCACAAACTCAAGGGCTTCAAGGTTTGATGGCTCAAGAAGCGGGTGACTATTCGCTTTTAACTTCCGTAAATCCTGTAATGATGGGGCAAGGTGGGGAGAATCAAAGCGGTGAAGCTATCAATAATAGAACGGCATCGGCAGAGGTGGGAACGGCTCATTATATCGACAATTTGATTAATCCATTGAGTGAACTTTGGGAAATTGCCTTAGAGCTTGCTCCGTCTATTTATGTGGATACTCAACCTGTAAAATTTGTGGATCGTGCTGGTCGTGTATCGGTTAAAATGGTCAATGTATCTGAGATTTTAACGCCCGAAGTTTTGGATTTACTTTGTATCGAAATCAAAGGCACTCCGAGCATGGAAAATCGCAGAAGAGAAGCGATAGGCTCAATGACTCAGTTAATGACAATGAGACCCGAACTTGCTGAAACTCTTTTGCCTGAATACATTGGAATGCTTGATCTACCAAATGGAGATAAGTTACTTAAAGCAATCAATGGCGATGGCGATCAAGACCCTCAAGCGATGCAAGCAATGGCTGAAGCGGATCAACACATCAACGAATTAGAGCAAAATAATCAATACTTGATGGGTGTTGTGGCTCAGCTTCAAGATGCGTTAATGAGTACGGAAAACAAATATAATGCCGAAATCTACAAAGCTGAATTGAGTGCCAAAACTGATCTTGACTTGGCTGAAATGAACAATGCGGTCAAACTTGAGATCGAGCGCATGAAGTTAGGCGCATCAACTGGGCAGCAATTAGAAGAACAACTCTTAAGCCAAGTAGGTGACGCAGAAGCCCAAATGCAAGAGGGATATACAAGCGTGCAAGCCATTGACCAAATGCAACAAATGGAAGCCCCAAAGCTACCTTTGAGCGTTTTAGATGGAATGCAACCCCAAGAAATGCCACAAGAACAATCACAAATGTGAATAGTTTATAAATTGTGAGTAAATCTATTCACAATTTATCCTTTTGGTGTGAATAAAAATATATATTTTCATCGTCATCATGGTGTGTCCATGTTTTTAAAGAAAGGTTTATCGATGGCTGAAGAAATCGAGTTGGCTCAAGAAGAGCAAGAAATTGAAAACAATGAAGTGCAACACGAAAGCACAGAAACTCAAGAAGTTACTGAAAATGTGGAGACTCAAGAGGGCGAAGAGACCGAAGAAGCACTAAAAAAAGCAAACGAGAAAGTTGAAAAACTAAAAGAAGTTTTGAAAACTAGATCAGCTCAACTCACAAAGCAAAAGTACCATAAGGACGAAGTTATCAAAGAGCAAGAAAGACTTCTTGATACTTATGAAGCGAAGTTTGGCAAGCTGAAAGAGGTTGATGAGGATGCTTTAGATGAGCATAGCAAAATAGTACACACGATCAAAAAGGAATTTGCACAAGAGCAATTG